AACTTAAGTTTAAACCCCCTAGTTTAGCTTTAATGGCGGCAGCACGTTTAATGGTGAAGGAAATGGATATTCAGGATACTCCAGTCCTTAGTCCCGCTGCCAAAGCTGCCCTAAATAAAAAGGCTACAGTCGTTCGCACTAAGGGTCGTAAAGGTAAGTCGACTTATTCTGTTGGTGGCCGTAAAGGTAAAAAAGGTAGGGCCATCACTAAGGGTCGTCAGGGTAAAGCTGGCCTGAGTGGCGCTGCTCAGCTTAAGCATGATCTGGAAAAAATCCAGAGATTAGACCTCGGGTTCTATCGGTAATTTCATTCTACTATACCGATAGTATATACTATGACATGATACTGGGAGGCTAATAATGGCTTCATATAATGCTTGAGCGTACGTTTACAAAGTTTCTCAGTGGATCAACCAATGGGAGACAGATAAAAGTCACCTCAACTAGTACCCCTGGCACAACTATCCATACTACCCCCAGTACTGCTGGTGGGCTTGATGTATTCGACAAAGTGTTCATATATGCCACTAATACATCCAGTGTAACAAGGGATGTTACGATTGAGTTTGGCGGTACCACTAATCCTGATGATTTAATTCCTTGGGAAATTTTGGATAACGTAGGCCCTATTCTTATTGTACCAGGATTGCTTCTTAACAACGGCTTAATCATAAAAGCTTTTGGCTCATCTAGTATCAATATATCTGGGTATGTATATCGTATCCCAATCAATTCTCAGGGGCTTACTAAGTTACAATAATGAAGAACACTAGTAAAAGGGTTAGAAATAAGACCACTGGGCGAGTATATGGCCTTGGTAGCCCTGATAGTAATTATGATCTTAAACGCAAGGACAAGACTGCTGCCCGTAACAGGGCACGTAGGTTGATGATTAAGAAGAAGCTTGTGAAGGTAGGCGACGATAACCACGTTGACCATCGTGATAATAACCCCAAAAACAATAACATAAATAATTTAAGAGTTCAGAAGGCGAGTAAAAATACAAGTTACGCTAGGACATCTTCCGGTGCAGTTAAGAAAAAGACAAGGAAAAAGGCATGAGTAAAAAAATAGAACCAACTGAGCCTCACCACCTTGAATTCTTTGATTACCTTGTGGAAGACGATGAAGTTACTGTCGCGGCGGAGAAAGCTGGCATCAGTAAGCGTAATGCGTATAAGCTTGCTAGGCAATACAGAGAGTATCTCCTTAATCGAATTGAAGACGCACTGTTGTTTGATGCTGTACGAGCACGTAAAATTATAAGTGATACAATGACAACAGATGGTACAACACCAATGGCTGACTTACGCTTTAAAGCCGGGCTGCAAGTCCTAGACAGAGTTGGTATGGCTAAGAAAGAACGCCTCGAAATAAAAGTAGAGTCTGAGAACGGGCTGTTCATCCTTCCAGGAAAGGATATCTCCCATGCTGACGAGAAAACGTAAATCTCCAGTTATCCCTTTTGGTTGGAAGGTTTCCAAGACAGACGATAAACTACTGATCGAAGATGAAAAGGAAAGTGATGCTCTTGCGTATGTGCGAGAGATATCAGAGACAATAAGTACAAGAAAATTATCTGCCATATTGCATGCGCGAACAGGTAGAAAAATGTCTCACCGTGGAATGGTACTTCTATTGGAGAGAGATTTTTAATGACAAAAAAAGACATAACATCAAAGATACTTACGGTACCAGTTATAACTATCGTAGGGGCCCTGCTACTCCAAACACTTGCGTTTGGAGCTTGGGTAGGAAACGTAAACGCAAACGTTAATGCCAATAGGAACTGGATCGCAAAGAATGATACAGTTTCCGAACGCTTAGGACGACTAGAAGAAGGGCAAACCTGGATTAAGGACGCTCTCAAACGACTTTTAATTAAAGAAAAATAACATGGGTACATCTAACACAAACCCCACGGAATATATTGCAGCGGTAGATTCCGCTGGTACTATTTACAACGATACTAATAAAGAAGTTAACGCAAATAATGCTGCTGTTCAGAACACGGCTGTTAATACCTGGATTATTTACCGGGTATAGATGCCAGACGCTAAACCTAAACGTCAATACCAGTTCAGTAGTAAAGAGAGGGCTAAAATAGCTGCTCGTACTGCTGAACGGGTAAAGACCAAAAAGGTTAGAAGAAAAGAAAGCAGAAGGCTGGCTAAAGAGAGGGCTAAAGAGAGAGAGTCTGAAGATGTTGATAGACTTAAACTTAAGACCACAGCGTCTCGGCAGTTAGCTAAACAGATCAATGGCGAGTCTTCCAAGATCAAGGGTTATGTGGCAACTACAGATCAGATTGAAGTTGCTGGTAAGACGTTTGAACATATTGTTGAAGACGATGAAGACATAGTCTTTAAGCCCAATGTAGGACCTCAGACGGACTTCTTAGCGGCATCAGAGACTGAAGTACTGTACGGCGGGGCTGCGGGAGGTGGTAAATCTTATGCCATGCTTGTTGACCCTCTTAGGTACTTCCATAGGTCAGGTGCCCGTTCTCTGCTAGTTCGTAAGACGTTATTTGAATTAACAGAGCTTATTAACATATCTAAGAACCTCTATCCTAAGGCTTTCCCTGGAGCTAAATGGTCAGATCAGAACAAAGCATGGACGTTCCCTTCTGGGGCCACACACACGTTTAGCTTCATAGATACAGACAAAGATGTGGAGCGTTTCCAAGGGCAGTCCTTCTCGTGGATTGGTATTGATGAAATAACACATTACCAAACCCCGTATGTGTGGAATACCTTACGATCCCGGTTACGTCGTACGGATATGGAGATTATTCCTTACATGCGGTGTACAGCCAACCCTGGGGGACTAGGGGGTTGGTGGGTTAAGAAGATGTTTCTTGATCCTACAGGATGGCAAGTAGGGGACGATGCGCCAGAACCCTTCTGGGGGACAGACATAGAGACGGGAGAAACTCTTGTATTCCCTCAGCATAAAAAGATTGATGAGGATTTGTGGGGCACACCTACTATAAAACGTAGATTTATCCCTGCTAAGTTAACTGACAACCCTTATTTGATGCAGTCAATGGAATACCTTTCTATGCTTGCATCACTACCGCAAACACAGCGTATGAGGCTTCTTGATGGGGATTGGGATGTATCAGATGATTGTGCCTTCCCGGAATTCTACAAGCCTGTGCATGTCATTCCTCAGTTTACTCCCCCCAGTGACTGGCCCAGATTTAGAGCTTGTGATTATGGTTACGTAGCTCCTACAGCAGTCATATGGTTTACAATAGATTACGATGGTACTCTTATTGCTTACAGGGAGTTGTACGAGAAGAAACTGGATGCTGCGCAACTAGCAGAGAAAATCCATGAGATAGAAGCTGATGAGCCTCCAGGTATCATTGGTATCCTGGATAGTGAGAGTTGGTCACGCAGAGGCCAGATAGCCCCTTCAGTAGCTCAGGAAATGATTAACCGGGGCATTAAGTGGCAGAAAGCCGATAAGGGTCCGGGTAGTAGGGTAAACGGTAAAATAGAAATACATAGACTGTTTAGGGTTGACCCTGAAACTGGTAAGCCTAAAGTACAGATAACAGAAGCCTGTAGGAATCTGATTAGAACATTCCCCATGCTCCCACTGGACCCTAATAATCCAGAAGACGTAGATACTAAGTTTGCTGAGGATCATCTATACGATGCCTTCAGATATGGGTGCACAAGTAGACACGTTAAGGCACCTAGATACGCGCTAGAAAAAATGTTCTACACGGAAAATACATACCAACCAGCAGATTCTGTGTTTGGATATTAAATGCCTAAACCTAAAATACTAACAGTATAATCTGAATCGACAAAGGAAAAGGTTAACGATATGGCATACAGCGATAAACTAATCGATCATTACGAAAACCCCCGAAACATCGGTTCGATGGATAAGGATGACAGCACCGTTGGCACTGGCTTGGTCGGTGCCCCGGCCTGCGGCGACGTTATGAAGCTACAGATAAAGGTGAGCCCTGACGGGATCATCGAGGACGCCAAATTCAAGACCTTCGGCTGCGGCTCGGCAATTGCGTCGTCAAGTCTGGTCACCGAGTGGGTCAAGGGCAAAACCCTGGATGAAGCCGATAGCATCAAGAATACCGACATCGCCCAGGAACTGGCTCTGCCGCCGGTGAAAATTCATTGTTCGGTGCTGGCGGAAGACGCCATCAAAGCTGCCATTCAGAATTACAAAGAGGGGGCCTACTAAGGTTACCCCTAAAGGTAAAAAACGAGGAAAAATGACTACCCGTGCCGGTGCCTGTGCTAAAGATATGGCATCTAAATAAAGTGGTACCCCCACTAAAGCGTATAAGTATTCCAAGAAAACTAATCACGCAACCCTTAAAAGGAAAAAGTAATATGATCTCCACAAAACTTAAGCCTGTTGTTTCTAAGCAAGGCGAACTCGGCAAGGACATTAACCCGGACTACGCTTCTACTAAAGAGTACTCGCGTCCCATTGGTAAGAATGAAGGCCTTAATGACTTTGGCCCCGGATTTAAAGAGCATTCAAGTGGTGATGGTGGCGGCGATACGTCTGCTAACTTCACTAAGGACACCGACATGGGTCTAATTAAGAACTACGGTAAATCTGGCAAGTACTAAGCTATATGTCTGATAGAATGGAAGGTCTGGAAGAGATTTCTGACGCTGAAATCCGTAAGGAGAACGAAGAACTTCAAGAGGATGCACCCGCATTGTCTTCATGGGTTCAGGAAAGATTCTTCCTTGCTGAGACAGCCCGTGTTAAAACAGAAGCCCGTTGGCTACAGTCTTATAATGACTTCCGTGGTATCTACCCTGGGGGCATCACTTTCAGGGAAACTGAAAAGTCTCGTGTCTTTGTTAAGATTGCAAAGACTAAGACATTGGCTGCGTATGGTCAGCTTATCGAAGTTCTTTTCTCCGGTAATAAGTTTCCTATTGGTATTAGTGCCACTAAGAAGCCTGTTGGCATTGCTAAACGGGCACACCTCTCAAAAGAAGATGAGGATGATGAGATTGATCCCATGTTCGATGTGGGGTATTCTGGGGATGGTCGTAAGAGCGCCCTTGATACAGTCATAGGTGGACTTAAGAGCGTATTCAAGGGTGCCAATTTCTCAAGTGGTGTATCCCGTGATCCCGGTACACCTGACATTAGCCCCGCAGACATTGCCGCACAGAACATGGAAGATACTATCCATGACCAGTTAAACCAGACGCATGCAGCACGAGAGTTACGTTCAGCAGTGTTTGAAGCTGCTCTGTATGGCACAGGCATTATCAAAGGCCCCTATAGTGAGGAGAAGACACTTCATAAATGGGACTTAGAGGGTGAAGGTGAAGACCTAGCTAAGACATACACACCTATTAAAGTGCTTGCCCCACGCATTGAACATGTATCTGTGTGGAACTTCTATCCTGATCCTTCTGCTACAAGCATTGAGGGATGCGAGTATGCCATTGAGCGGCACAAGTTTAATCGCTCTGAGATGCGTAATCTTGCTAAGCGCCCACACTTTAATGTAGAAGCTATTTCTATGTGTCTTGAGATGGGCACAAACTACACAGGTAGGGGCCATGAGGATAATCTGGGAGATGATGCGCATGATTATTCTGAGCAAAACAGGTGGGAAATATTAGAGTATTGGGGGGTACTTGATGCAGAGTTAGCTATTGAGGCTGGACTGGATATTGATCTTAGTTCTGTCACTGCTATGGATGAAGTCAACGTCAATGTGTGGATATGCAATGATGTAGTTTTACGCGCTGTTGTTAATCCCTTTGAACCTGAACGCCTCCCATACAATGCGTTTGTGTATGAGACTAACCCACATGAGTTATTTGGTGTTGGTGTCCCAGAGAATATGGCTGACAGCACACAGATTATGAATGGTCATATGCGTATGGCTATTGATAACCTCGCTATCTCTGGACATGTTATCCTTGATATCGATGAAAGTGCTCTTGTTTCAGGGCAGAGTAAGGAAATGTTTCCCGGTAAAATCTTTGAGCGGCAGGCTGGATCACAGGGCCAATCAATATACGCCATCAAGATTCCCAATACTACCAGAGAGAATATGGAGATGTTTGATAAGACTCGTCAGTTAGCTGATGAGCAAACAGGTATTCCTTCGTATAGCCACGGACAGACAGGCATCCAGTCTACTACCCGTACTGCTGCTGGTATGTCAATGCTTATGGGTGCTGCATCTCTGGCAACTAAAACTGTCGTTAAGAACCTTGATGATTACCTACTTAAGCCTTTAGGTGAGAGTTACTTCTACTGGAACATGCAGTTTAACAAAGACCTTACTATTTATGGTGATCTTGAAGTTAAGGCCCTTGGTACAGATGCCATCATGCAGAAGGAAGTCCGTAGTCAACGACTTATCCAGTTCTTGCAGGTAGCATCGAATCCTCTGTCTGCTCCGTTCCTTAACATTCAGTACGTTATGAAAGAGATTGCCAAGGCGCTTGAACTTGATCCTGAAGAATCTGTAAATGACATGGAACAGGCTCAACTGTTTGCTGAGATTATGAAGAAGACTGGTGGTATGCCTCCTGCTCCTCCTAGTGGTGTGGGTGCTCCCCCTCCTGTATCCAGTAATGGACTAGGGGATGGTGGGATTGGTGCTGGTAACGCCGCTATGCCTGGGGAAGATACATTCTCTGGTGCTGGTAAACAGGGCGAATAATGAAAGCGTATAGTTTCTACAATGATCTAGTTCACCGTGAAGATTTTAATATCCTGCTTAATGAAAAGCTTGAGGCTTTCCAAAAAGAACTTGAAAGAGTTAATATGGATGAGTTACACAGAGTACAAGGGAAAATAGAACTCATCCGTGAGTTTATGCGTATAAAAGAACAGGTAAAAAGATGACGGAAAACAAAAGATTTAATACCGGAAGCGATGCCCTGAAGACACCAGAAACACCAATTCCGGCTTCCGTCTTCGGTGGCCTTGGTAACAACCCGACAGCGGAAGACTATAACACGGCTGGAAATGAGTTGGGCCTTTCGTCCGGTCAGATGCAATATCAACATGGTAATTGGTTGTTAGGCTCACCTGAAGGCAAAGCCGCCTTGGCCGGTCTATCAGCTTCGGGCAAAATACCGACGATGGAAGAATTTAACCAAGCCGGGAACGCCTTTGGCATTACCCGCAACGTCATGCGCGCCCTGTGGATGGATTACAATGAGCAACAGGCCCTAACAGTGCATCTGACCGGACGAAAGGCCCAACTCATTTCCAGCCGTGTTATAGTCTTCCGCTGTCGGGTTGTTACCAAGGCCACCGAAGACGGAAGCCGGAATTGGTGTTTCTGGTGTCTT